CAGCAAACCTTGCGCAATTCTGCGAAGCCGTCGCCCTCAAAGTCAAAGCGCGAATAAGGCTCAACGTACAAGACGCGCTGCTGCATCGGGGCCGCGCGGTCGATCACGCCAACGGCGGGTGGCAGGGGCTGGGGTGCTAGGTATTCCTCGTTATTGTCTAGGTCGGTTGACGTGATGTTGTCGCGTACCTCATCCTCGTCATAACCCATCGCCACCAGTTCCTCTACCGTGGCCATCTTGCGGTGAGCAATGATGCCAGCGTCATCAAAAGACCTAGCCCGACGGTCAAGCAGCAATTCCTCTGGGGGCACGGCCATGATCTTGATGCGGCCCTCGTTTAAGACGCGCTTAATCTGCACGTCATGCAGCATCGGCGGTGGCGGCATAGGCATCGGCTGGCCGGTCATCGGGTCAATCTGTGCGGCCATGCCCTGCATAGCCTGCACTGCGGCAGGGTCAGGGTAAGAGACGACAATCTTCACCTCGGCATCTTCTTGCGCAAGTATCTGCAATGTCTGGTCATCTAAGCCAGAATATTCCTCAATGCGGACAGATTCTGTCTCCTCCCACCAGTATTTTGCAATCCCGCACTTACGCACCAGGCTATCTTTAAAGATGGCGTAAGTGGTCATAAACCCATTGTTGTCATTGTTGAAAACAAAGTTTGCGTAATCAGTGGCTTGTTTGTCAAAGCCAACATCCTCTGGGCCTTGGGGCAAATACTCCACCACGTTCTCACTAGAGAAAAACACCCGCATGAGGCTAGGCATCATGGCAGATACGGTATCTCGCACCTCCATCGCCACCACCTGAGAACGGCCTTCTTCTTCATTGCCAAACTTGTCACCACGGTAATACTCAGTACCACGGGCACGGACAGGCGACAAATCAGAGTCAACATAGCTCACGGCATCCGTTAAATCTTGGCCAATAATTGCCTCAAGTTCTGCATCATCCATAGGCTTCATTGCCGATACATCGGTGGTTATCTCTAGGTCTTTCATTTTGAATATCTTTCGTAAAACAAGTTAAGAGTTAAACCACTGCGCTGCATATTCCGGCCTGTTTTTAAGCAGCCAGGGAACAGCATCATTGGTTAACTTTTCTGCATTTGTGCCAATTGTCTGGCTTCCAACGTGATGCACATAAGACGTAGAAACGTAATGCTCAAAGCCCTTTACATTCAAGTCCATGCACTGAACATCATCGGAGTACCAGTTCAGCGGTGGAAAATTGGCCTCTTTAAAAACATCGCCATGTATCCACGCAAATATCGGACTGATTACTTCTGCTGGCCTGATCTTTGATTCGTACTTGAACCGGCACATATCAATCGTCTCGCCATCAGGATTAAAACGAATGTTCTGCGCCTGGCGTGCCGCATCAGTCCTGGATGCAACCCAGCCAACGGGTAAATCCATATCGCGCAGTATGTCCACGTCCTCCATCAGCAGTTTGTAGCTGGTGGGTGTAAGCACAATGTCATCATTGGCCACCACCACGGAATCAAAGTCCTCAAGTGCGCGGTTGATGATGGCGTTGTAGTCGTCGCCAAAGTTCGTTGGCAGCGCAAACACTTTAAGGTCAGCATTAAAGCGCTCAATCACGGACTCAGGGCCGCGCAAGTAAACAGGTATCTCAGGGCAGTATTGCTTAATGGATTCGAGCATTACGCCCAAGCCCCTGCCGTGTACTGTAGATATGACAATGGGGCAAATCACTTTGACTTGTTCCTCACCGATATTGCTTTAGCCTTGGCCTTGGCATCAGCTTTGGAGCTTGCACCCCAAGCATTCAAACTCAGCAGCAACCTGGTGGGCTTGCCGTCCTTCATTTCAGGGCCAGGCATATTGCCCATGCGCGCCAAAAAGCTCGCACGCCTTGGGTTGTCTCCAGCCTTAACAGGGGCCTTTAAGTTCATGCCCTCTGCCTTGGCACTTGCACGCCCCTTAGCATTCACCCCGCCAGCAGGGTTCTTGCCCTCCTTGCGCTGCCAAGCCGCACTCATTTTTTCTTCACCGGCTTTGCTGTCTTAGCCGCCTGCTTAAAGTCGGCAGCAGAGGGGGCAGCCTTGCTCCCAGGTTTATTCATTTTCTCGCCAGAGCCAGCCTTAATTCGCGCTTGCTTGGCGTGGATGTTGGCATAGAGTCCTGGTTTCATTCCTCATCTCCTTCTTCATATTCTTCATCTTCTTCATCTTCTTCATTTTCAGATTCGCCCGTATTAGGCCCGCCAACAACCCACGCATCGCACGTTCGGCTGGCAGCGCACTTGAAATCAAATATCTCGCAGTAACCCAGGTCAGCCAACTCAATAGTCCCCCACGGGTCAGCCTCAGTACCAATACCCTTGGCGATGCACTCTTTGATCGAATCCTGCACATTAAACGCCGCGCAGTTACCGCAGCGGCTCTCTTTAGCGTCTTGAATGCTCACATCCCAAGTATCTGCCTTCTCCTTCCAAAATGCCGTATTGGGCAACTCTGGATTCGCAGGGCCATACGCCGCAGTAGTAATCGCCTTGGCGCGATTCTTAAGATTCAGCGTAATGTCTTGCGTGGGCAGTGGGCACTTTTTGTCAGACTCACTCATCATCTGATTCATCGCGTCCTGATAACGCCCAGGCACGTCTCTCATTGTGGCCATTACATCTTCCCCTTCATTGCTTTAGGCTTAACCTTGGCCTCGGACAGCGCAATCGCAATCGCCTGCTTAGGGTTCTTCACTACCTTGCCACCTGGTCCAGAGTGCAGCTTTCCGGCTTTGTACTCGTGCATCACCTTGCCAACTTTCTTCTGTGCCTTGGTCATCTTCATATCTGTGATCCTTAAAGAATTAAATCAACACGGCTGGGGACTGGTTTGTCAGACGATGTGTCTGCTGGTCACCGGCAGCTTTCCCGATAAGACCAATCCCCATGCGTGTTAATGCTCACCCCAATTATGCTACGCGAGGTATGTTCCTGCGCAGTGACTGCCCCCACTTGTTGCTGGACGCAGAACCAAACGCACCCGTTATCGCGTCAGAGGCAAACGTCAAGCAAAACGCATCTGCCCTGTCGGGGCTGGCCAACCCGCGCTTCCTAATCTCGTCCTTTCCCTCAATCTGAATCTTGCCGTTACTGGTAAACGAATACCGCACAGTGGCCAACTCAGAGATCAATAAATCATCCTTGGGCATGGTGCAGTCGCGCTGCTCCAGCCACGCCTTAGCCTTGTGCCACAACTCTGCCTTCAAGTTCCGATACGTACCACCAAGGGCAGGACTCTCGGAAACATTGATGCCCCTGGCCGGTAGGCTCAGTTCGCGCAGCCGGTCAACCACACCAGCACCCAACCCAATCGAGTCAACCAATATCTCATGCGGACGCTGGCTCGGCATCAGGACTTCATACTCAGACACAATCGCACCAGTCAACTGCATCAAGTCCAAGTTTTTCCACGTCTTAACCGATTCAAGCACCGCATTACCCTGACGCTTGCACAGCGCCGACCTATCTGAGCCAAACCTGGCCACGTCCAACCCCCACACCAACCTGGCACTCAAACTTGGCGCAACATCGCGCTGCGTCGCCATCTCAAGCAGCTCCATCGGTATCACCGTATCGTCATCTGACCTCGGGAACTCACCCAGCACGCGAATCCGGTACGCATTGCTCTCCTCGCCATACCTAGACTTCATCTCCTCGATGTAAGCCTCGGACACCCTGGGCGAGTCCGCGCACGATACCTTCATGGTTATCCAGTCACCCGCCAAACGGTTATGCGTGTCATAAAAGAACCCGCTAGACCGCACAGGGTTACCAAGCAACAAAGTTACAGCGCTGTGCCCCGACATACTCCCCGCCGCAGCCTCAAACACCTGCTCAGGGATACCGCTGGCCTCATCAGCCACCAACATCACGTTGTCGCTATGCACGCCCTGCAACGCCTCGGGCTGCTCGGCCCTCGATGTCCTGGCAGAGATAAACGCCTCGTTCGGAAATTCCTTAAACTCAATCCGATCCTGCTTAACCTCCAACTGACTCTGCAACGTCTCAGGCAGCGCCTTCACCCAGCGCTTTAGCTCCGCAAATAAAGCGTCATACAACTGGCTGCTGGTGGGCGCGGTAAGCACAATCTTCACCGGAAACCGCAAAAACGCATACCAAATAATCGCCCATGCCGCACCCGTTGACTTGCCAACGCCATGCCCTGACCTCACGCTAATCCTGCGCTCACCCCTGGCAATGTGCATCAGAAATTCCTTCTGCCACGGGTCAGGCTGCGTATTCAACACCTCCTGCACAAACAGCACAGGGTTGCGGTAATACTTCTTAGCCCACTCAATAAACGGGTTCTTAGATTGCGCCTCTGTCATCTCGGCGACACTGGACTCAATAGTTGGCACAGTTTTTATTTTTTTTAGGGCGGTGGGCGGTGTCGGGGACAGGGTGAGGGGGGTAGGGTTCATGGACTCGGTGTCTGTTTAGGTGCAGTAGTAGCCGCCCCCGCCGATTGCGCGAAGGGGGGGGTCGCGGCCACGGGAGCCAGGTGGACAGGCCAGTAGCCAGCGTATAGGGTTAGGTTATCCACAGGATAGTCACAAGCTGAACAACTTAACATAATGCCCGTCGTATGCAGTACAGAGGCTTGAGGCATGGTTATCCACAGACTTGCGGCACGTTGTCAGCGTCCTGCACCACCTCGATGTGGCGCAGCGCATCGAGCCGTAACCCGCCGATGCTGATGTTGACCGCTGGCCCGCGCTGCTGGGCGTAAACGCTAGGTTTCCAGCGCTCGGCGATCCACTGGCGCGTTTGGATGCGCACTCGAGCCAGGTTCGACTCCTCGGGCGCTGCGGTGTCGGCAATCTCAATCGTCTGGCACGCAAGAGAATCTGCTGCTCGCGCACGCGCCCGAGCAATTTTATGCTCGTTTTCGGGCATTTCGCACCATATTTCTAATGCCCTCCGCCCGATTCCCAGCGCCTCGCATATCCGTGCCGTTGACTTGCCTGCCTCGAACATGGTCACAATTTGCTCGACCGGTATCGAGTCCAGCACCGCCAAGTCCTCGCGCTTTTTCTTTTGCCCAGCCATTAAAACGCCCTCCAGCGCAAAACAGCGCCATCAAGCACCTTTCCCATGCCCAGCCCCACAAAATCGCTTCTACGCATCATCTAGCCCCTTTAAATGCCTTCGTATCGAACAACTTAGGCAGCGTACTCGGTTTGCTCATGTCCAGGTCATTGACCATATCGTCGAACCCGCTTGGCCCTCCGACCGCCACCAGCTTACTCTCTGGCCACAGCCGCTTGATCTCGCCTAGCTGACCGCCTGCCTGCTTATTGACGATTATCGCAATTTCCGCTGCCGTCCATACTTCCCTGTCCGTTGTCCCTTGGAACTGCTGGCAGTAG